AGAAATGGTTTGTGTTCCATACATTCCTGGGTTTACTACCATAGAAAACAAATGAGAATCAGCAGCATCTGACGCAGACCAAGGTGTACGTGTTAGATATGACCACTTTTGTGCGATATATGGTACAGAAAGTTGATCTGTGTTATCAGAAATACCTATAATTTTAGGATCTATAGATAATTCCTGTTTAGGATCAAATGTTAGTTTGTCTGCAGCTTCTTCAATAGAAGTATTCGCTACATTTCCCAAATAATTGGGACGAAATTTAGTAATAGGATCTAAATTTAGTGGGCGACAATAACCAAACAGACTAGCAATTTTTCCAACTGCACCTGCTCCTATTTCAGTTGCACGCGCATACGTGCCAATAATAGGAACATCTTTTAATCTACCAGCTAATCTCGCAACTGCGGATGCTGGCTTCGATAAAACACCTTCTCCATATTCATCCTGTTTACCAGATTGAGAAGAGAATTGTGTCGAACCACTCAAAGCAACGTCATCGTCCATATATGCAAAAATTGCAATACGTACTGGACTAGTTACATCACCTAAAGCGTGACCTAATTTATTGAAAGAAGACAAATCAATTTGTCCCAATTGTTGTAAATCAGATTGGACTGTATGTCTTACCCAATTATGCGGGAAAACAAAAGGTAATGTCATTTGTCCTCCTACGTTATCTGTAGGATCTAAAAGAACATGTGGTTTTTGTGAGTACTGTACATTATCTAGTACAGGTGCACTTCCCGGTGTACGGGATGGATGTTGTGCCGCACCAAATGGAGTATAGGCAACAATTCCTTTTCCATAATGGAATTGTGTTCCATTGATGAAAATCTGTAATTTAAGAGAACCTCTTAAGTACAAATAATTTTCCAACTTACGTCTAATAGACGCAGTATTGAGATATGCATCCCAAGGAAAGAAATCATCACGAAGAAAATTACCTACAGTCCATGTTGTTTCATAAATTCTCACTGGACGGCGTAAAAAGCTAGTTAATTCTAACTTTGAATCCCATCCATCAGACCGCAAAGGGTCAAATGCTGATTTAATTTCAGTATGAGTAATTGGAACTTCACTATTGAAACCAACATTAACAGATACATCATGCGAAATATCTTTAATCTCAGAATTTCCAGATTGAGAAGAAAAATGAGTATCAGATTGCTTTGCAAAAGCTCTTTGACGCCGAAATCTCTTTACAAGAGTTTTCTTTATATCATCTCTTCTCTTAGCATTTGTATTTGCTAATCTGAATCGCATATGTGAAGATATAAATGGTTCATCCTCTAAAATAATATCCCCACTTTGTGAGTATAAAGTTTCTAAAGAATCAGAATCATCGTAATTATCTTCTTCTAGATCAATATGAGAAATACCTTGCAGTATACCCATAACAATCAATTTGTTCAATGCAAGTTCAATAGCACTATGAGGTGAATTATCTTGTAATCCATTTCTCAAAGTATTATAAACTCTGTTCAACATGACAGCAGTTTCAAAATCATAATTAAGTTTTTGAAACCTCATTCCAGAAAGTGACGCAGTGCGTACTTTCTTGTCAAAGAATGATACATTCGGACGATTGGCTCCGGCGACCTTCGAAAATTGGTTTTGTGTTGTACATTGACCAGTCTAACATCTATGAGTTTAACGACTCAGAACACCAGTGAGACTATGCGGTGTAAAAGTCGCCCTATTTATTTCAATCCCCAACATTGTCTAGTTATGTTAATAATAAGAAAAATAACAAAAAGTTATACCTAGTTTAAATAATTGGAGAGCCTCTTAGCCATAGCTATCGCACACGAGGTGGGTACGGACAGTTTATACTCTTATCGGAGTGTTGAAAATTACATAATTGTAACTTCATTTTGCTCTAACCATCGAGATTCACGAGCGGAATAAGTATCCCAGAATTGTGTAGACATAAAATTTGTCCACCCAAGACGGGAAACTACTTCTTTCATTTGTGCGTGTCTAAAGTTAAATGTTTCCTCACCATAAAACCACCATTCACGCAAAGCACCTTCAATACATTGTACTGAAACTTCTTCTGGTGATTTTACTTTTGATGCCAAATTAGCATGTAAAGATTTGAAAATTGATTCTTCATCTAACATAGCTAACCACATCCCTTTGTTGATCGTTCCATCTCCCTCAGTGTAACTATAACTGGGCTCCCACCGAGATTTCCTCTTCAGAAAATCAGCATCTTCATGTTGAATAAACGGTACTGATGCAGCTTCCTTTTCAGCCATTGTATACTCAATACCTTGTTTATTAAACTCAGATTGAATTCTAGTATGGTTATAATCAGGAAACTTAGGTGATACGGACATTTTAACATCATCTCCGTAAGTCATCAAAGCTACAGCATCCCTGTATCTGCCAGAAAAATTTGGATAAATTTTTCTAAAAGCACAGCGATGATAGAGTGAATTAACAATAGAATTGGTATATACTGTTAAATTCTGTCCTGACGGATTAGATCCATATAATTGAATCAATTCTCCATTAAGACTCATAACGGGGTAAGACACTTCTGTGGATGCTCCACGCATAATCTTAAGTTCTTCCTCTGTATATCCAGCTAAACCAGCGATATATTCAAAAACTTTAGCAGCCATCAATGTCATTCGTGCAGACATATGTTGGTCATAAGCTTTGAAATCTCCGGCTACAATACGGTTTTTACCATATTTGATCATGTGTTGGTTAAGTTCATGCCAACCCCGACCTTGAGAATTTATTCCCACAGCACATTCAGAAACTAATGATGCTGATGAAAGGAAATGACATAAAGTTAAGAAGTACTTTCGAATATTAAATTGTAAAGAAACTGGAGATGCTTGAAAACATCTTACTTTATCCTTAGTTATTTTAGTTGGTTCATCTTTAGTACAAGTCTTAAATATGTCATACGATCTTTTATCGTCTAGCCAAGCTAAACGCGCTTTTCTTGCTAAAGCAAGAGTTTCGTCGTCTAAAACTCTTGGACACACAGTTGTTTTGTGTTCTTCTGGATCATAAACAAGATCAGTAAGAAAAGTAGTTTTAGCTTTATTAACTGGCCATCCCATAGATGTAGTAGGTTTCATGGCATCAACGAATTTCATACCGTCAATACCAGAAACTGTCTCAATATCATCTAAGATACGAACTTTCGCTAATAATGATTTACCCGTATTTGTTTTGACTAATTCGTCAATACCAGATATGTAATCATCATAAGCCCAAGCTAAGACGTCTGCGGGAAATTCTTGAAAAGCATTTCCAGCACCAGCTAAATATTTTTGATAAGGAGCCCAATCTCTAATTGAATTTCCTTCATCTCTTCCAGGTTTACGACAATTTGCTGGCTTGCCGTGAATACGAACATTACCAGTAATCTCTGTGATAATTTCAGAACAAGGTGAAATTATTACAGAAGATTTAGGTCTAACTTTGCCTTCCGGCATAGTTCCAAAATGAGACACCTGGACATCTTCTTGGAAATTCATTGGAGAACGTGGTTCAATTTCAGCTCTAGGAGTGAAATCTTTTCCATATGATTGCGTAATCATATCTCCAGAGTGCATAGCAAATACACAAGTAGAGCGTGAAGCTAATATTTCTTTAGCTTTACGAATATCACTTCTTGTACAACGTGTTATTGCACCAACTGGAGTATTACCAACTCCAGCAGCATGGAAACCTGCAATGAAAGATTGTCTCCCATTGTATAAATGAGGAGACATACACATGCCGCCAAATGTTGGACGTGAATACTTAACTAATCCTCCATAAAATGAAGTTTTGTCAGTATTAACACGTTTAAATTCAGCGATTCGTGTAAAATCGGTCATAATCTCTCCTTCTGGCGTTCTATTTAAAACTTTAGTAATAGATTTATGAGTTGTGAGAGATTCCGGAAAAAAGGGAATCAAATCTTTTCTATCACCAGCTCTAGGAATATATGCTAGACATATATCGCTATTTTCTAACATAACACAATCTTCAGGATTAATTTGACAATCAAAGTTTAATCCAGAGGATTTGCCAATTCCATCACGTCGAATTTTCATCTGCGTAACTACTTTTGGCATTTCATGTCCAGGTAACAATAACATGTTAGCCCCAACGAATAATCCATTACTGAATCGTTCGCCTAATTCGACATGAACTAGTTGTTTAGTAACAGCACGTTCAAGAGATTCAACAGCAGTATTGCTATAACCTTCTTCTGATTTAGGTAAATCTTCTAAAGTCGGTTCTAACCATACGTTGTTGGTTTCCATATGGACTGACATACCATTTCCTTGCTCATCCATAGTAGCTGAGCTTAAGTGTTTATACAACTTGTATGCTGCATAAATAGCGAAAACGGCAGACGCGAAAAAGAAAATTTTCTTTCCTGTTTCACGGTCCATATCCCTAATATTTTGAATAATACGAGGGACAAGTTCTCTAGATTGTAACAATTTAGAGATAACATAATCTTTACGAGCCCTGAGTGCTGCTGCACTCACTGCACATTGTAAAGATAATGTATAGAGTATCCACGCTGGCCATCCAATTATAGTAATTAGTGTAACAAAAGCATTAACTTTCATAGATTCAGAGAAAAATTTCTTTGAATTTAACCAGGTGAGAAACCATTGTGTTTTATTAGTAATAAACAATGGATTAGGAATATAATTTTCCCATCTAAAAGGACTAGCTTCTACATATTCTTCGTAGAAATTGGAAAAATTAAATCCAGCTTGAGAATCAAATTCATCAAGATCGGGTACATCATCAAGATCATGACAAGTACAATATTCAGAATGCATTCCACATTCATGACACAAAGTTTTGTCAAAAATTGCCTTAGATGATGATACAACAGATTTTTGAATCATAACATGATTCTTAATCATAGATTGCATAAGTACTAAGAGTTCTTTTACTCCTATATGCATAGCTGCTTGTTCAATACCGTCTTGAACAAATGTAAGTGGCCGATCCAGACAATTATTACCATTCTGACCCACACTTGGATCAAAATATTCATAACAGTCAAATTCCCAGGCATCTGGGAATAGATTTCCAGCCTCAGCTTCTTCAGCTAATTTCTTTCCATCTATAAAAGCACCTTCAGCCTCCTTCAGATATTCAGGACGCACACGTGCTTCAATATGGAGCGGAAAACGTCTCAGTATAGAAACAGGTTCATTAGAATAATATTTTGCTTCTAATTCCTTGACGTTTGTTGTAGCAGCTACCACTTTTGGCTTTATTTGAATCTTACCTTTAAGGTCAGCTTCAGCCATAATGGCAGTTCGAGCAACGTTATTAATAAAATTAATAACATTAACTGTTGGATTTACTTGCGTTGTTGAACCTTTTGCGTTAGCAAAATCATCAAGCAAGACAGCTTCAATATGAGATTTGTAATCTGAATGATATTTATCCAATTCGTTTAGTGTACAAATTGAATTAGGATCTACTGTATAATCCTTTACGCCACGTACTCTAGCATCAGTTTGCAAAGCAAACGACATTAAATTATTGACGATAGTACTTTTGCCTATACCGGATTTACCGAATACGCAAAAAGCGAATGGGGCTTCTCGTAAACCTCCAGATGTTCTCACAAGTTCAAAATCAGTTTTGACTTTGAGTAAACGTTCAAGATGTTTGAACATTAAAATGCGATCATAATTGGAAGCAGACGAGCAAATTTCTCTACATTTAGAGATAACTCCTTCAAGGTCTCTTTCGAAATCATTCTCTGAGGCCCAAGGACAAGATTTATTTTGTCCTTTGTATGTTCCAAGTTTTACAAATTCAAAATTTGTTACAATTCTGATGTAATCTTCTTGGAACTCCATAGCAGTATCGTCATCATACAAAAATGGTTCGACACTACCGGTTTGAAAACATTTATATCCGCGTTCGCAGATAAATTGCATCGTTGACAATAGAATTTCTACTAAATCTATCATCGTTTTCTGTCCTTTGGCGGCTGAAATTCTAAACAAATTTAAGCCCTTAATAGACATGGATAGTTCCTTAGTTTCGGAAACAAATCCTAGTGCAAGCAAAGTAGCTATTGCACTACTTACTTTTGAAGCTACTACTGAGTTTCTAGCGGTATTTACACCTTGTAAAAAATCAGCAATAAGAGACGATTGACTAGAAAAGTCAAATTCATCTAAATTAGTATCTTCAAAATCTTGAAAAATATTTTCAGTAGATTGTGGTTTCTTTTCCTCATCAGAAAAGAATTTAAAATCTTCTAAAGATATCATATCAACTATTTTTGCGGTTAATGCTTGATCAGGACAATGTAATTTTACATACATAGTCGTAATAGCAATGAATTGTGAGTATGTCTTACAATCTTTTAAAGAAAGAAGATAGAGAATCACATTCTCGCCATAGTTGAGTACTTGTTCGAAACCACGCTCGGTGGTTTTCATACAAGCATTACGCCAAGCTATAGCTAATCTATCTAAACCTTTTTCAGTAAGTTTAGTAAAACCAGCTTGTGACTCAAATTGGGCCAACATAGCTTTGCGTGAGTATTTTAAATACCGTTGATTAAATTGTTCTTTTTCTCTTTTAATCTTAAGAGAGATCATTTTCTTCGCATACTTTTCAGTAGCGGAAAATTTATAGCCTTTCATATCACAGTTTTGATTCATAATAATAATAATTAATCTAAACTGCGTCGATACGAAAAGCCAAAAAACGTAAAGTTTTTTGGGTTTTGATAAAGACGCGGACCGTGCGTTAGTCGGATGTCAGTCCGATGTATTTGGTTGCTAAGAGCAAGCTCTTTCAAGTCGTAGCCAAACACGATCCTACAGTTCGATGTCCCTAATAAGCCTAAGCATTTCGGACCATCTCGACATTGGGTGGCAACGTTTTCATTAATAGAGGCAGTTACCTAGCCTAATAATATCATAATTTTCTCAAGTACTACTCTTTGAAAATCGCTTTGGTTACGCAGTAAACCTAGATGCGGTATCTCTGCGGTTAATATCAACAAAGTTTAAAGTCTTGAATCAACAAAAAGACTGAATGAAGTATACATAACTTCTCAATATGTTCGAATCTAGAAAATCTCAGAAAATTGGAATCAGCTCTTAAAACTGTCCAATATGACGATTTAGACAAGATACGCGTAATAACATGCATATTCAATTATAAGAAAGTAATGTTAACGTACGGCTAAAAAGGGGTATTGATACCCCCAGATAGACGTAATCACCGTCAAAATAAGAATATCACTACGTTAAAGACGTAGATCTCGA